TCATCAGGCACTTCTTCCACATCCATGATGCTATCGTCCACCACCGCAGCTTGTAGCCCAGGAATCAACTGGTTCTTATCGAGCAGTGCGTTTAGCCTGGCTTCAACTTCTGCTCGATCCATCTGGTCGATTCGCCCGTGCTTGATCTCTTTCTTCTCAACCATGAGGCCCGCAAGTTTTGCTCTACCCAACTCTGCATTGACAGCCGCACCATACGAACCATCTTCAACTGCCCTGTCTCTGATCATCTGCAAGTCACGCGCAACCTTCTCAAACGTGATCTCATACTTCTTCTGCTGCGCCTCTTGGAGCTCGCGAATCTTCATCTGCACATTCATGTATCTGGGATCATGCAAAAGCACATACGCAATCTGTCTTGGGTTTGAGTAGCCTGCTCGATGCGCAGCTTCGGTGTTAGTCAGATCGTGATACACATAGTGCTGAATGAACGCCTGCTGCTTCTTCGTGAACGGCTTCTCCTTGTGCCTCTCAGGCAGACTTCGCTTTGGGTTGTTCAACATATCGACTGCTTGATTTTTTGCCATTTCGCCCATCCTACAAAAAAATTTTTTTCTTTTCTTCCTCTCTCTAAAGGGGGAGAAAGGGGGTGTCCCGTAGGGGAGATATTTCATATATCTCTCCCCCTCTTTAGAGGTGACCCTATGACCCATTGACCCACCCTTTAAAATCAATGACTTAGGTGGGGGTAGGGTCAAGGGTCACGCAGGGTCACGCTGACCCTATGACCCACCGTGACCCTACTATATAAATCAATGACTTACAGACTTATCCACAGGGGTAGGGTCAAAACGAAAAACCCCCCGTGACCCTGCACTTTTTGGGCAAACCATCTGTTCCGCAAACCTCGAAACCACTTTAACTTTGCGCCCTAAGTTCATGCACAATTCTGCTCATGTTCGCCTCATATTCGTCATCATTGCGACATCAGAGAAGCCTCTGTACCTGCCGATTCTTTTGTTCTCAGTGGGCGTTTGTTTCTTCTTTTTGCTCCTTATGTCCCACACCATGAGCACTTCTTTGCCGCACATTTTGCATCCTCTTGGCAGGTCATTTGTTTTGTATTCTCCATCACACGACACGCATTTGATGCGCCAGTCTTTATTATCTGCAATCTCCATCTTTCTCCTTTCGTTGCCCACAACCACTTTACATTCCTTTTTCTCTGTCGTATCTTTCGCTCAACACGATGTCTCCTTAACAAAGTGTTGGCCCCGCTTGGCGTCTTTATCCTTTTGTACGTCTTGCGGGGCTTTTTTGTGCGTGCATCTTACGATCCGATTCACGCCTCCCATTTGAGTTTCTGTTGCAGCGGATGCGTGTCCACCCTGGGCCGACTGGGTGTATTCCACCCTCTACCTGCAGTGCTTGTCTGGCCCACGCACCGCCATCCTGCGCCTCGCAGACTCGCACCGCCCTCTGACTCTAGTGTGTAGGTGATCAGGCTTGTGTATCCCATCGCTCGCGCAGCTTTCCACGCTGTTGCGTAGAGCATCGAGCAGGCGTTTCGCGTGCCGTCTGTGCAACACCGATTGACCTCTAGCGTCCAGCCATCGTCAAGATGCCGAGCTACAGGCCTTCCGACTATGGCTACGCCTCGCACCACATCTTCCTCTGACACGGCCACACAGAACTTTGCACCTGGCACCGGCTTGTGATGTCGGTGATGCTCAGCCACAAAAGCGTTTGCTTCATCTAGATTAATGGGAGTGACAGCCAGCTTGCTCACACTCCACACATCCCGTCGCACTCGTCACCAAAATCCATCACGATCTGATCCGCTGCTGGGTCAGCCAGGTCTGCCTCATCGAGGGGCACAAGTGATCGGTGTATGTAGATCTTGCTTGTTGTGCCACGAAAGTCATCGCGTATGTGTTTGTCCACAGCCACCGCCTGCTCCCATGACTTGGGGTCATTAGCCTTCATCTCACGCCAGGTTGCGTTGTCATGATAGGGACAGAACGTGCACGCGCTTTTGCGCGGCAGTTCGTTGTAGCCGTTGTCACGCATCCAGCGCAGGCAGTGCCACCGTGACATGCGTGTTTCGATCAAAGGCCATCGGTTGTTGCACCATTTCTCTGGCGCATCTTTCATCCGCTGTATCTCATCGGTGCTGATACCTATCCACTGCTCGACTGTGTCTGCTGGGATACGCTGGCGCGGTTTGTAGCCTGCCAGTTCGCGTAGCTTTCGTTGGATCGGCGTGATCTTGTAGTCGCGGGTACATTGACGCATCAAGATACCCTCGCCCACCCCGCTTGGTGATGCGGTAAAGAACGGCGGTGATGCGCTACGGTCTTCTGGGTTCATGATGTCATCGAGCAGACTGCCTCGTGTGACGCGCAGCACGGGGAACGGCAGCTGGCTTTCTAGCCAGTCAAGCCATTCGTATATGTGATCAGGTTCCGCTTGTGTGTCTGCGAAGATCGCATAATCAGGCATGGGTGTGATCTCACCCTTCGCTGCCATCAACGCCATCACGCTTGACTGTACACCTGCGCCCAGGCTAATTACTGTTAGCTTTTGCATACCCGTGCCTTCTCCAGTAAACACCAGTTGCGCTGTCGTTTGCCTGTTCTATCTCATCCTGATGATCGGCCCAGAAGATGTCATCACTGACTAAGAAGTCACCCCTCACTTGGGCCACTTCAAATCGTAGCCTTGGGTATCTTTCTTCCATGTGTTCTTTGACCTGCATGGCAGAATCTTTTTTTGTGTACCGGCCATCCATATATGGTGTTCCGATAAACAGAACAACCCACCCAACTTGATCTGTGACAGTCCTACTCCATTGAGTGTTTTCTTTCATACGCTTCGATCCTCTCTTTTGTTTAACTCACCCTGCACAAGGCTAAGAATTCTATCGGCTAGTTCTGGCACACTACTTTGCGAGCCATAACCTTCAAGAAAATTGGCCCCGATGGCTATTCTCTCTCCAGACCTCTCTTTACCGCCTTCACTTCTATCGTATATTCCTGCCATAAGATGTTCAGATGCACTCTCTGTTCTCTGTTTAATATCAACAAGATGTCTTTCTATATTTTCCAACGCTGCTGTATTCATTTTTATGCCTCCCAAGGCTTTGTCATTTCATTCGATTCCAAATAGTGCCACACGGCTGCGCCAGGAACGGCATGCGTCTTGACCACCGCGCCCTTATACTTTTGCACATATGACACGGCTTTTTGTGCCGACTTGTTTCCTGATCCCAGTCCAGCCTTGCTTAGTGCTTCTTTCGCCAGAAGCTCAAGCTCTTTGCGCTTGTAGAACGTTGTGCTGCTCATAGCATTGACGATCACACTGGCTATCTTGACCTCATCCTCCTCGCTAAGTTGAGGCTTGACGTTGCGCGGTGTGAAGTCGTTGACCTTCCATAGGCCATCATCGAAGTCGAAACTTGCTAAATGTTCTTTGGGCTCACGGGCGTTACGCGCCTCGTAGAAGACAGACACGTCAGGTTTTTCGCCACTGAGTTTCACGCCGCTATCGAACCAACCGGCGAATACACTGCCGCCTCGTGCAGACATGAATGACTTATCATCTGCACGTTCTTTGCCTGTATGGTGAGCGATGATCACGCTGATACCGTGCATCTCAATGAGCATATCGACACGATCAAGGAGCTTGCGTATCTCTGTGTTGGAGTTCTCCTCGCCGTCAAAGAAGTTGATGATCGGGTCTATCAGCACGATGTCGGGTTTGTGAAACGCTATCTCATCTGAGAACGCTTGTATGTCTTGGTCTTTCATCAGGTTCTTGCGCAGCCTGCCGCTGATGATCAGGTTGTTGTGCCCCATCGATATCAGATCTTGGTCAAACTCAAAGCGCCTGAAGTAAGTGTCGATCCTGCGCTTCAAGAACTCTGCGATGATCTCTGCTTGGAACCACATCACCTTCAATGGTTTGCTGAACTCTTCGCCCATGAAGTCTGTGCCGGTGGTTGCGCCTGCTGCGAAGGCGCCAAGCCAGTTGGACTTACCTATCTTTGGTTTGCCGAGGAGCAGCACTCGGCTCTTCTGGAAGATGAATGCATCGCCCCAGAACTGTTCGATGCCATCGTCGGTCATATCAGACCATGCGTCGGCACTGAACGGCTGCAGTCCTAGCGGCCCTGACTGTGCCTCTTCATCTCCATCGCGCTTGAGTTCATCGAGCGGGTCTTCTTGTGACTGTATCTCTTTGAGATCTTCGTTGATCTCTGTCTGCCACTTCGATGTCTGCCATGCCATGATGCCTGCATCGACATCATCGGGGTGTCGTTTGATATGCCCGTTAACGATACTGATGGTCGTACGGGTGACCTCGATCAAGTCCATGGGTGGCACACAGGATTGATTCCAGTCTTGTGCCTTGATCAGCACCTCGCGCATACCCCAGCCTTCCTTGACCCACTTGCCGACCAGACGTGCTAGTGTGTCGTTGCGACTGCCTTGTTCTTTGGGTTCCTCTGTCAGCTTCTCGCGTATGTTTTCGACTTTGCTGCCAGTGTTGAACACATGTACTTGTTGTATGTCGGCCTCGCCTAGCAGTGGCAGGTCATCCAGACCAGACACGCCGTATGACTGGTCGCACTTCATGTGGTATCCCACGCTGGGTGACACCATGATGTATCCACCATCGCCCCGGACATCAAGCTTGTTTTGGCCTACGCTGTTGCGGATCAGTGGGTTGGCACCGCCGATAGAATAGAAGTAGTGCTTCCCGCCTTTGGGCGAGGTTTGTGTTAGTGGTGTTCGTGTGATGCCGCCTGCATCGATCCAGTTCACGGCATCGTCTGAGTCTGCATCGACCACGGCAAATGATATGCCTGTGATTGCTGCCCAGTTTGCACCAGGATATTGGGCATGCCACTGGGCGATTTCGTCTTGTGACGGCTGAATCTTTTGGTAGTGCTGCCATTTGACCCGTGGCGTCTTGGCCCACTTGGCCTTGAGATCTTCTTCGGTATCAAACGGATGACGTTGTCTGAAGTATTGTGGCACCACCTCGCTGGGTGAACCGCAAGGGATGATGTGCATCCCGTGTTCCCACATGGTGTGTAGGAGTTCTTCTTTTGCTTCGGGTGACATGGGCCCATCTGAGTCGGAAGATAAGAACGGCATCATCACTGCACCCGTTGTATCCAATACACACCTTCACTGAGGCGCCTCGATCTGATTTTCATGCCTGCTTTGTAGGCTGATGTCCTGATCGACCTGACTTCTTCTTCGCTTTTTACCGTGGTTGTGTCGTTTACCTCCATCTTTGCCAAAAGCTTTTGCCATTTGCCTGACCCTTTTGTAGGGTGTGGTGGCACGGGCGAGTTCTTCTCGATCACATATTCCATGTCTGGCTCCTTTACCAGTTGCCGATACTATCCTGCCAAATTAATTAATACAATTTTTTTTACAAAAGGTGTTGCACTTTTCTTTTGCCTAGTTCATTCTCCGTTTCGTAGAGAGATGAATTGAGTTAGAAAAGGAAAAGGATATGCAAAACGCTAAGTGTTTGGCTCGGCAGATTGTCGGTGCGAAAAACAAAAAGACAGAACTAGACAAGCACATCAAAAAGCTTGAGCGAGATTTACTCGATACCCAGTTGGTCAGTGCTCTACTGGCTACAATCCATAACGAAGGCGGCGAAACCACAGACGGCCCTTACACCGTCGAGATTCCAAAGACTCACATTTGGGATCAGGCCATGGTTGATGAAATCCTTGAGGCTATGCCCCCAAGCGATTGGCCCTCCTTTGTTACCCAGCAGACCATCTACAAAATCGATATGCGTAAGTTCAAGGACTATGCGGTCAACCACCCTAGTGAGGCTGCCCCATGGCATGACGCGCATACGATCAAGCTAGGTGATTCTAAAATCAAAAAAATCAACGCTGATAAACTAGAGGAGGACTAATGTCTTTACTTCAGCAGATCACGAGCACCCGTCCTTCGGGTGGCCCGATACCCCCAGTGCGGATGAATATCCAAGGCACTGACGGTATCGGCAAAAGCACCTTTGGTGCAGGGGCTGACACCCCTATCTTCATACAGGCGGAAGACGGATTGTCTTACATTGATGTGCCACGTTTCCCACAGGCGGATACTTGGGTTGAGATGTTGGAGCAAGTCAAAAGCTTGGTGAAAGAAGAGCACCAGTACAAGACAGTTGTGCTGGATACCACAGACGCTGCAGCCAAACTTGGCGAGACATACGTTTGTGAGCAGAACGGCTGGTCATCAGCAGCGGATCCCAAGGCAGGCTATGGTGCGTTCTACGTTGCCGAAGAGAATGCATGGGTTCATCTGTTGTCTGGGCTGAATTTTCTGCACACACAGAAGGGCATGAACGTCATTCTGCTTAGCCACGTTGCTTCCAAAGCATACAAAGATCCTGAACTGGAGCCGTATGACCGCTGGGAGATGCGCTGCAACAAGAAGGTCAACTCACTCATCAAGGACTGGGTGGACTTCAACTTGTTTGCGAACTACGAAACGCAGTTGATCAAGGATGGCCAGAAGGCCAGAGGCGTCAGCTACGGCAACCGTGGTTTGTACACTCGGTTCGCGGCGGCATTTGACGCTAAGTCTCGTTTGGAACTGCCAAACAAGCTTGAGTTTTCATGGAACGCTTTCATGGAAGCCTACACCGCAGCAGTCGCTGCAACCAATAACACTGAAGCAGCTTGAGGAGTAATCAGCTATGTCTTTAGACGATCTAAACATCAATCTTGACGATGTAAAGGAAACTTCGGGGGGTTCTGCGCCGTTCCCGCCTGGTGAATACACGCTTTCTGCAGCGTTGTACGAGCGAAAAACGTCGGGCAATGGCAACCCTATGTTGGAGTTTGAATTCAACGTGGTAGGCCCGACTCACGCAGGCCGTAAGGTCTGGGATCGGTTTGTACTCAACAGCCAAGTGGGCGTTGGGCGCCTAAAATCTTGGATGATTGCGTCAGGCGGTAACCCATCTGGGAAGCTCAGTGAGGACATGGTGCGTGGCTGTATGGGCAAGTCTTTCTTGGCAAATATCGTGATCGAAAATGGTAGCCCTAATCCTAGCGGCGGAACGTATCCAGACAAGAACAAGATCTCTTCGTTCAAGTCTGGTGCTGGCCCAGCACAACCACACGCTCAGACTGAGCAGCCACAACAGGCACCGGCACAACCTGCCCCTGGCCTGAACACGGCAAGCTGGTCGTAGCGCAGGTAGATGGATGACGATACGAAGAAGGGCATCATCATGGGCGTGTGCATTGCTGCATCGATCTACTTTGTTGCCTTTCTTCTATCGTTACTTGGATAGTCAAAAACACAAAAGGAATAATTATGAAGACTGAAACTAAACAACAACTGCGTGAGCAACTAGACGCAGTCAACGAGAAGTTGATTGATGCTGAGCGTCGTCTGAAAGACTCAGAGACTCAAAGAGAATCGACACAAAAGAGGTTCCTTGAGAAACGTGAGCGTGTTGAGGAGCTGGAGTCTCATCTAGGCATAGAGAACTTCGAGCCAGCCATGTCAACTAAGTACAGGGTGGTGCATCCCGACAACTCTTGGTGGATGCAGTATTCGGATGCCTACATCACCATCAACACGCACGGCCCAGAGTTTGATTACTACCAAGGCCCGAAGCAGCGTGTCTGCACGATACCGATTCCCAACCTGAACCTTTCAACCACTTGGCACCAAAAGGTTCCACCCATACGAACCTATAAGGATGGAAAGTGGGAGATGGTCGAGAGTGATTATTGGTTTTTAGTTGACGAAGACGATAAGGGTCAAGTGTGGCAAAGGCCTGATGTTGATATTGATGGTCATTTTCACCCATCTGAAACCGTTTTGGTTGAGACACGCGAGCAATACAGTGCCCGCAAAAAGATTGAGACCCAAGAGCACATCGCTCTGTTGGTGGATACTGCTCAGCGCATTGGCGAACTGTACGCCAAGTGTGGCGGCTGGCCTGACAACGAGGTCACTGTGGATGTCGAGATCAACAACATAGATAACATTTAGGAGAACAAAGTGAAAGATTTATCAGTACAAAATGCGATGCTCAAGGCGTCAGTGAACGGCTTTTACAGCATGCAGAAGACACGCATTCGGATCGGTAACAATATCGTCGCCAACTTCAAGACTAAGATCGGGCAGGAGCCCGGCAAGCCTGAAGAAACCTTGGATGCAGATGCAAAGATGCTGTTATCTAATCTTCGTGTCAGCTACAAAAAGATCACCGATGGTGTTGCTGGCATGAACCCTCGCAAGTTCAAGGAAGATGGTTTGATCAGTGAGTACAGCGAGTTCTCTTTGGTCAAGCAGTACTTCGATCTGGTCGAGGCTGAAGAGAATGCGCTCAAGCAGATCACCTACAGCGTCAAGCAGTTCCCCATCTATCAAGCATTCCTAGAGGATGTGAAAGGTGTGGGCCCGACCATGGCTGCGGTGATCATCTCAGGCTTTGATATCCACAAGGCGCAATATGCGTCCTCTTTGTGGGCGTATGCTGGGCTTGATGTGGTTGGCGACAAGGGCAGATCAAGGATCAAAGAGCACCTAGTCGATCAGACTTACATCGATGCTGAAGGTAAAGAGCAGATCAAGAAAGGTATCTCATTCAATCCGTTCATGAAGACGAAGCTGATCGGTGTGCTTGGCTCGTCGTTTGTAAAGACCAACGGTAAGTACCGTGAGATCTACGATAATTACAAGCACCGCATCAGCCACATGCCTACTCATGCTGAGAAGACCAAGGCACACCTCAACAACATGGCGATACGCTACACGGTTAAGCGGTTCCTTGTGGACTTGTACACCGCATGGCGCACGCTAGAAGGACTGCCGGTTGCGGATGAATACTCAAAGGGCAAGCTTGGGATCAATCACAAGGTTGCTTGAGTCACTTCACGGGAGAAAACCAAAGAGCAAGAGCGAGCCATCGACGTTGAGAAACCCACTTTGGATAAGCGAGCCACGCATCGAGAGGAAACCATCACGAAGGAGCGAGCCACAGATTTGTAGAAAACCACACGGAGCAAGCGAGCCAGAGTGCTGAAGAAAACCAAGATAACGAAGCGAGTCATTCCAAAGAAGACAGCCAAGTAAAAATAGCGAGCCACTTCGGCTTAGAAAGCCATAAAACCGAAGCGAGCCATCGACGTTGAGAAACCCACTTGGGATAAGCGAGCCATCCGAATTTAGAAAACCACATAGATAAAGCGAGCCAGGCCGCAGAAGAAAACCATTAAATCCAAGCGAGCCAATGAGAGCCATCGAGAGAGGCAGATCCTCTAATCACAAGGATAGTGAAATGAACAAAGAACAAAGAGCAGATGCACGACAGAACGGCGGTCATTACATCGTCAATCTGAAGGATCGAAACGATCCGTGGAGCGAGTGGTTCGAGTCAGATATTGAGGGCACCTATGACCACTGCTACTCGCAGGTGCGTGGGGGTTCCCTCGATATGCACTTCGACATCCAGATTGTGGAGGCGTAGCGGGAGGTCGAGTAGTCACCCTACAGCCCATTCGATTGAAAGAAAGCCAACTCAAAGGAGCGAGCCATAATCGGTGAGAAAACCAAGTTAAATCAGCGAGTCAGATGTTCCAAGGAAACCAAGAGACGCAAGCGAGCCAAAAGGTAGGAGAAGACCATTGTCATCAAGCGAGCCAAGCGCAGGGAGAAAACCATTAATACAGAGCGAGCCAGGGTCAATGAGAAACCCACACCGCATAAGCGAGCCAATAGGGTCAAGGAACCCAAAAAGACATAGCGAATCAAACAAACAAGAGTGAAAGTTATGGAAGATGACTTTGAAATGGAAATGGAAGGCGGCAGTGAGGATCACGAATACGCCATGGACTTGATCAGAAACTTGGTGAAGGTCAGCAAAGAAGAGCTAGAGCCACGCATCCTGTTTGAGGTGATGATGGTCTATTCACTGGGCTGGAACCTAGCTCATGGTGATCATGAGCTCATGT